TTGACACTCAAAATCCAGCAGAAGATTCTGGTGAGGGTTTCGTTAAACTTATCAAAGATATTGGTGGAGAAGAAAACGTCAAGAATATTTCTGAATACCGTAGTCTGCTACAATCTAGCACCAAGGGAAGAACTGGCACTGGTGCTGGTCTGATTAGTAAGGACGAAATCTTTCTACTAAAAAGTTCTAAAGATTATAAGCCGGATGAGTGTGCTAATCTTAGCGGCAATAATCTTAATGACTCTAATATGCTTAGTGAACTAAGTGATAGTCTAGTAGAAGAACTAGAAGATGCTGAACAAGTAATCTATGTTCCTATTACTAGATATGCTTCTGTTAGTCCTTATCCCGGTATTCATAAGATTTATAATCTAGCAGGCAAAGATAACGTCTTAGGCGGTATACTATTCAACAGATATAATATCTATGCTATCAAACAAAGTTCAGTAGCTAAATTACAAAAGCAGGGCATAAACCTAGTGTCTTTTAATAAATGGTTTAAAAGCAAGGCTGCGAAAATGTCTAAGAAATTAAGAGAAGAAGTAGGTAAGTACGATGCAGTTATTAATCACTGTGACAAACAATATTGTTCTACAGACTTGAAGAAGACAAAAAGTTGGCACAGTAAGCCAGAGCGTTCAGATAGAGTTGTAATGGCTAATCTTTTAAATATCTATGGTCTTGACTACAAAGATTATATTAAAAACGAGACAGTTACTAAGGCTATGGATGAATGGCTACTTATGTACTACTTTGCTCAGGTTGCAAATAGTGAATACTTTAATCTTAGAGTATTTAGTAGACAAAGACTTGAACAGCATGTAAATAACATAGCAGGTGAATACAATATCGTAGAAGATGCAAAGGATATTCACACCAAGATTCTTAAACTGAACAATATGCTTTTTGAATTTAAGAAACTGTATGGTTACGAAGAATTACCAACTGGTAAAAAATCACTTAGTCAGGAAATCATCAAGACCCTGCCTAAAATGGATAGTCTTAGAGAAATTCTTAAAGGTGCTATTGACAGTTCGCCGATACTAAAGTATATTGTTAGTGGTAACGATGATTTGGATATTGAGCAGATCAAAACTAATGATCCTATGGATATTCACAACAATGGTTACTATGGTCGAGACAAATGGTTTGATAATGTTGAACTCAGCGAACTGAGAACAGCAGTAGGAAATTTGGTTTAAGGTTTTTATCACAGGAGTTTGATTATGAGTGTTCCTTTTATGTGGGTTGATGGCAACTTAACGGTGATCTTAAAGAATAAGGCTCACCAAGTAATTCCAGATCATACTAATTACAAGTTGATTCTGGAAGCACTACCAACAGCAACAGAAGATGAGTTGCTAGAACTGGTAGACATTGAGAAAGCTGTTGCTAGTTTTAGTGACGGACAAGTATCAATCGTAAATGGCAAGGTGATGTTTGAAGGTGAAGAAGTTCACGGCAGCATCAGCAAGAGAATTATAGAATTTATGAGCAAAGGTCTGCCCTTTGAGCCTCTTGTAAAGTTCTTGGAAAATCTTATGGAGAATCCAAGTATGCAGAGTCAGCAAGAACTGTATGACTTCTTGGAGCATGAGAATCTTCCTATCACTGAAGACGGATGCTTCCTTGCATACAAGGCAGTCAGTAAAGACTTTAAGGATAAGTGGAAAGGAACATTCGACAATAAGGTTGGTCAGGTCTGCGAAATGCGTCGAGCAAAGGTAGATGACAACCGCAAAGCTGGATGTTCTGCTGGACTTCATGCTGGAGCATTAAACTATGTTGCAAATTATGGCAACGTGGATGCTGGTGATAACATTGTGATTGTTAAAATCAATCCTGAAGATGTTGTCAGCGTTCCTAGTGATTGCAACTGTGAAAAACTTCGCACTTGCAAATACGAAGTAGTCGGTCTTTATCAGGGAGAGTTGCCAAAGCCTCTTTATAAGGCTGAATTTGAGGCAGATTCCTATGTTGATGACGAAGAGTACTCAACAGTGTATGATGAGTATGACGAGGATTACTGGGATCAGTTTGAAGATTGTGATGAAGAAGACTTTGACGACTAAACTTTATATAGGAGATAGTAATTATGAAAGACCCTGAACAAAATGAATGGGATGATGATGAATACAATTACTATCCTCAATATAATTTTAATTCAAATGAGTTTAAGTTCGATTGGAAGAGTTGGGAGAAATGGCTAAAAGATGCTCTCGATGATATAGTCGAACAAGATGGAAGTTGGATTGTAAATGGTAAGAATAAAAAGTTTCCTGTGAG